GGCGGCTGCCCGTACTGTTGAACGGGGATCGCGGTGAATGACGTCTCAGGCGTCACAAATGGCAGCCGGTCCCCGTTGTTGATCGTGTAGTCTGCGACGATTCTGGGCGACATGTAGAGCGCCCGCCCCTCGTCATAGGCGGCCCGTACCTCGGGCTGGAGGCTCAGGCCGTAGTAGATGGCCTCGGGGTGTTCCTGCTCAATGCCCAGCAGGTCCCGCGCCTCCTCGCGCGTCAGTACCCGCATACGCTCCACCGTCCCGAGGACGGTCGGCCCCACCTCGTGATTCGGCAGGACGGCGGGGGAGTAGCGCGAGAGATACGCCCGCAGGCTGCTCACCACCGTAGCCCACGGGATGCGGCGGCGCTGCGGCTCGTATTCGTCCGCGTCCAGATCCCAGCGCTGGCCGTCAGGTGTGACGATCACGCCGCGCCCGAGCTGCCACGCCCACGCGAGATCCGATCCGTCGATGCTCAAAAGCGTGGCCATTAGTCGCGCCCCCATGTGTAGATCCACTTGCACCGGCAGAGGCTACGCCCGCCCGTCTTACTCGTGGACGAGCAAAGCGGATCGGGTAGCTGCCGGTACGCCTCAAACTCAGCCAGCTCCTCGGGGAACAAGAAGACGCGGCCATCCTCGGCGCGGCAGGCGTTGCACACCTTGTTATCTTTGGCGCTGGTCCGCACCGCCGCAACGAGGACCATGCCCGACTCGGGGGCTTGTAGCTCGCCCCCCTGCGCCTCAATCGCGTTGGCAGTCGGGGCCACGTCGATCGAGTAGTCCCGGCCCCGCTTGGCCTGCGGACTCACGACGAAGCCACCAGCCGCGCCCGTGGTCGCAACGAAGCGCTCCAGCCGTCCCCGAATATCCGCAACGATCTTGCGCGCGGTGGCCTCGGCGGCCTGCCTGATACGGGCCAGCCCGAACCCGCTAGGGCGCTCGGCGTCCTCGTCGGCCAGGTTGATCCCTGGTCCGGTTACGGGCGTGCCGAGCTGGTTCTGCGACTCCACCAGCCGCGCGGCGTCGGTGTCTTCTTTGACCGCTAGCAGATGCTCCTCCAGAGCATCGGCCAAGCGCTCGCGGGCTGCCACCTCGGCGGCGTCCAGCGCGGCGGGGCCGTCCTCGGCGGCGGCCTCCATCTGCTGCGTGATCTCCGCGATCTGATCGTCCAGCACGCGAGCCACCACGGCGTCCCGCTCAGCGCGGCGATCGGCCTCCTGCTCAAGCATCGTGAAGGATTCGGGGTAGACCGTGGCCCCCCTGATCTCCAGCGCCAGCCCCTCGCGGTAGTGCTCAAAGCTGCCGGTTGCGGTCTGCACGGTGTAGCGCGGCTCCTCGCCTAGCGCGGCCTCCGGTGCATCGCACGAGCCGCAGCCGCAGGCCAGTGACGCCTCGGCCTCGCGGTCCAGCCGCTCCACCTGCGAGCGATACCAGGTCATGCCCGCGCGGCCTCCCCAGAGCTGGGCAGACGCCCACGCAGCCGATCCGGGGTCCTCGTCCAGAAAGCGCTCGTTGCGGCTCCAGAAGCGGGCGCCCTTGCGGATCTGCTCCTCCCCGATGGTGTCGCCCTTCGCCAGCCTGCGCGCGGCGGCGATCGTGGACGGCTCGATCCCGTCCCCCGTCTCGCCTGCCCGGTGGCGCTCAAGGCCGTTGGCCGCTGCGTCCCTCACGCCCTGCGGCGGTCGGGCGCTGGTGTCCAGCACGGCGAACGAATCAAAGGCGCTCGCCTCCTCTGGCGGCGCGGTAGCCATCGCACGAAGCGAGGCCATGCGCAGGCGGCGCGAGGATCGGCGGCGGTTGCGTCCCTCCAGCACGGGGAGCGCGGCGGTGACGTAGACCAGCCGGGAGGTGTAGCCCGCAGCGGCGGCCCGCTCGGCGTATTCGTCGCGCATACGCTCAGACAGAAGGGGAGCGACCACCCCGATCGAGGGCGTCCCCCGCTGGATCGCATCGTCCAGATCTTGGAGCGCGAGCGCGTGGGCCTGCCTGCTGGCGCTCGCGGAGTAGTACCCGCCGAGCTCAGTCAGCAGATCGTCCACGTCGATCAGCTCGCCATGACCGGCGCCCCGGCCTAGCTCGCTTTTGCCCGCGCACGGCGGGCCAGCGTAGACCGTGAGGACGCGCGCAGCGCTCAGGCGTGCCGGGTGGTCCTCGGGGAGTAGGTCGCCGTCCGCGCGCTGGTATGTCTTTTTGACCTTGCCGCCGCGCAACATCGTCAGGAATCGCTTGGTGCGAGCGAGCGCCCACTGCGCCCGCGTCATGCCGGGACGGTGCGAGCCGCTAAAGGCCCCGGCGCCGCGTCGGTATACGGCCTTGAGGGCGCCCAGATCGGGCGCGGGTGCGTCGGGGTAGCGCTCGCGGTAGTCCTCGATCTGGCCCCGGATCGCCTGCTCCTGCTCCTCGCTGATCTCAATCCCGCCACGGGTGGAGCCCGCCGAGCCTTCGGGGTTGCGCTTGCTTCCCTCGCGGCGCTCGCTTGGCTTGGCCGGGGTCTGGGCTGCGCTGCGTGGTCCGGGCCGCTCGGCCAGCATCGCCAGCGGCTCAGGCTGCGGCGCGGCCTCGGCGCCAAGCTGGGCGGCTACCATCTGATCCGCCGTCTCGGCGGGGATACCTGCGGCGATCAGCAGCGCGCGGGCGGCCCCTGGTGCGAGGGCGGCCACGGTGGGATCGGCGGGCTTGAGCGCCCCGACGATCTGCTGCGCGGCCACGAGCTGGCCGACGAGCAGGGTGCGGCTTTCTTCCTTTTGCTCGCGCGGCTGGATGTCCAGCTCCTCGCGCAGTCCGGCCTCGTCATCACCCGTCCAGCTCACGAGGCCGTCGCGGGTGGCCTTCGCCAGCAGCTCCACGCGGGAGGCGCGATCCACCTCCTCCAGCCCCACGGGCACCGCGTCACGGATGCGGCCCCGGTATCCCTCGCCCCGTGCGATCCACTCTCCGATCTTGCGGTAGACGCGGCTAACGAAGGGAGCGATCCGATTGGCGTTGACTCGCGCAGCCTTCGCTTCCATCTCGCCAGCCACCGCGCGGGAGCCGTGCTGCGAGACGCCTAGCACGTCCATCATGGACGCCCACATGTTGAGGGCTTCCGCGTCGATGTGGCGGATCTGCTCGATCAGGTTGGGCGGTGAGCCCGAGGGAAACTGCACGGAGAAGTCGGCGCCCTGCGGCACGACAACCCACGGCTGGCCGTCACCGAAGCGCTCAAGCTGCGACTCAAGCCCGCCTCGGTTGGCGTTGCCTGCTCCCGGTCCCTCGCGGACCACCACGACGCCCGTGCTCCTCTGGTTGATCTGGTACTGCTGGCGGCGGATCGTGCTCAGCAGCTCGTAGAGCAGGACCAGCGCGCGCAGCTCCCCGTCCCCGTAGTATTGGCCGGGCAATCCCCGGTGGACGAAGTGGACGAGCTGATCGCGGGTGATCTTGTTCGTCGCCCGCGCAAAGCCGTTGGTGGTGTAGTAGGCGATCTCCCGGTAGTCCTGCGTCTCGGGGTCCGGTATCCACCGCGCGACCGAGGACTGCGCCAGCGGCTCCACGATCAGGCGCTGGCCAGACTCCAGCCCCGCGCCCTCGTCGCCCAGGCTGCGGCCCTCCCAATAGGGGACGAGCACCGAGAAGCCGAAGGCGTGGCAGCCAAAGGCCGAGGCCAGCACCTCACCGAAGCCCGAGCGCAACCCGTCTGCCGATGCGAGGCCGATCCGGCCATCCAGCAGGGCAGAGGCCAGCCGCTCGTTGTAGCGGCGCTCCTCGGGCGTCTCGTCCTCCAGCGGCGGGGCCTCAACGGTCACGCTCGCCACGGTGTCCAGCGTCCGCCCGTAGGCGGTGCGCAGCGCGGGCCACGTCTGGATCATCTCCTGATATAGACCAGGGAGGCCCGAGTAACCGAACTTCTGAGCCACGCCGAGGGCGCGCTTGCTCTCGACGTCAGGCGTCCCGCTGGACCACTGCGGGATCGATGGGGTGATCAGGTTGCGCAAAGCCTACACCTCCAGAAGGTTAGGCCGTCGCCTAGCACAAGCGCTGAACGCCTGTCAAGTGGATCGCAGCCCCGCCCGCAGAGGGAGCGCAGGCGGGGCAGCGAGCCACGCCCCAGATCTAAGCCACCAACCCATTGGTAAACGATCCGAGGCGGTGGGATCACCCTACCACGATCAGCCGCTAGAGCAAGCCCCGAAGGCGTGCGCCGGTCCTCGCGGCCTTGCTGGCGGTGCTGGTCCACTGCTCGGCCTGCGCGTCAGTCCAGAGGCCGTGCGCCCGCCCGTGCCTCACCGCGAGCGCGAGCGCCATCACCCCGTCGTCATGCGCCCCGCTCGGGGCTGCGTAACGCACGTAACCGCCGCCGCTGATCGAGTACGTGAACACCTCCATCTCGGCGCGTAGCCGCTCGTCTTCGTACTTGATCCGGCCCTCCTGCACCGCGAGGGCCAGCCCCTCAAGCAGCTCTTGCTTGGCGGGCGCGGTGAAGGTGAACGGCTCCACGTAGACGCCCGAGCGCTGCAACGACTCGAAGATCTCGCGCTTGGCCGTGGCGTCCAGCAGCACGGGCGCGGCCCCCACGATCTCCCCGATCCGCCGCTTGGTCACGGCCCATGATTCGCCCTGCCACCTCTCCGAGCGTACCACGTTGCCCGCGCGGTCGAGGCCGATCACCCACGTCCAGTCAACCATCTGGGCAAGGTCCACCCCGTAGACGATCGGCGGCCCCGGCTCCACGAGCCCCCACGCCTCGCGCAGATAGGCCAGCCCAAACGGGTTGCCGCCCTGGTCGGCGGGGATCGCCTCGTACTCCTGCGCGTAGATCCAGTCCGGCATCTTGCCCCGCTGGGCCTCGATCTCCTCGCGGGGTACGTGCGGATTCGTCCAGCTTGGAAGCCGCCACGATTGCCACTCGGGCTCATCGCGGGCCTGCCCCCGCTCCCATAGCTCATGCGCGAAGTTGCGCCCGCTAGGCGTCGTCAGGAACCAGGCGCGGCCCTGCCGGTCTACGAGGGTGGGCCGGATCGCGCTCTGCCACTGGCGGCGCAGCTTCGAAGCAAAGGCGGCCTCATCGATCACCACCTCATCGAAGTGCTCGCCCCGTGCGGGCTCAGCCTTGTCCAGCGTGTAGCAGTGCAGCTCACCCCCGGTGACGGTCCAGATCTTGCGCTTCTGCTCCGAGACGCGGGCGATCATCCCGGCCCACGCGGCTTTGATATCCTCCCACGGGCGTTCTAAATAGGTGTAGTCAGGGGCGAACCAAGCGGCCTTCCCCCCGGCCAGCACGGCCTCGGTCACGCGCTTGCGCCCGAGCACCGTTTTACCCCAGCGCCTCCCGCAAAAGACCACGTTGAACCGGGCGGCCTCGGCGGCCACCTGCGCCTGCGCGGGGTGGAGCGTGGGGATCGTGACGGTGCCCACGGCTAGCCCCTCGCCTGCTTTGCTCGCTCGCCCCACGGCGCAAGCCAGCGCTGTTTTGGCTGCGGGAACAAGGCCGCCTGCCGGGGCCTGCTGGCCCGCCCGTGATCCCCGCCGTCCGTCATCCCTGCGAACACGTAGCCCGCCGCGCGCAACGACGTGCCGGGTTCAGTGGGCAGCGTGTACGTCACCAGATCCGAAGCGCCGAGCGCGCGAGCTGCGCGGGAGCAGGCGCCCAGCAGTTTTGAACAGCCGTTGGGCACGCCCTCGCAGACGGCCACGCGCAGGACGCAGAGGACGTGATCAGCCATCCAGACGCGGGCAGGGTGGCCGACGAGCGCCACCCCCACGATCTCGCCATCGTCCAGAAGCTGGACCGCCCAGAGCCCGCCCTGCACTTGCGGGAGGTGCCGGTGCGTCTGCGCGATCCACTTGCGCGCGGCCTTCACGCTGATCGGCCTATGCGTCAGCGTGCCCACCTAGTCCTCCCGCACCACCTTCACCGTGGCCTCGGTCTGCTGCGGCGCCTCCAGCCCCACGAGCTTCGCCTGCTGGTCGATCACCCGCAGACATATCGCGTAGTCCTCGGCGGTCCACGCGGCCTCGTAGATCGCATCCAGCCGATCAAGGCTCAGTTCCAGCAGTTCGGCGGCCTTCTCCCGCTGCTCTGCCACCAGGTCCCGCAGGGCCTGCGACACGTCGCGGTGAATGGTCCCCACGCTACACCCGAGCGTGTCCGCGATCTCGCGGTAGTTGGCGCCGTTGCGCCTCAGGTCCAGCGCCTTGCGTGCGCGCTCCACCTTGGCGATCGCGTTCTTTCCTGTCTTTGATCTGGCCATCGTCCTGTTCCGTTGGGGCTCTGTTCAATCGTAGCACATCACACGCGATCCACCCGCCGCAGGCAGTCCACCCGCACCACGACCACCCGCCGCGCCTCCATGGGCGGCCACGCGGAGCAGAGGCGCACGGCCCGCCACGTCGGGGGCCTCTGGCCTTCGTTGGCGCGGTCCAGCGTGCG